AAAGGATGATCTGGTCTAGCATACGATCTGCAATAAGCAGGTACCGTAATTCCTGTGTAGTAAAATTGAGCAAATAGTTCCCAGTAACCAGGACCATCATAACCATCTTTACATACTAATTTTTCTTCTTTGGTAGTTTTAGAAACTCCATTAGATTCTGTATTTGTAATAATAATTTTAATCATACAAGGGTTTTTGTTTAACCATTCTGATTTAGGTTTTTCTTTAACTTCTTCTGCAGCATTTGTCATAGTTGTTAAAATTAATATTGAAATTAATATCATTGTTAAAATTAAAAATATTTTATTAAAATTCATCATTGTATGTACCATCTTCCGTCAGGCATTTGACACGCAACACCAAACTCATTCTCTCTTTGTGTGCCATATAAAGGCCAAGTTCTTGATATACTAATTACAGATTCATAATCAGTACATTTAACACCTTTTCTTAAATAGGTATTCATAACTGTAATTGATCCCCAATTACCATTGTTGTGACTACCCCAAGTTGTATGTGATCTTTTACCTGGTGCTGTATTTAATGTATCAACAAATACTGCTTTGTGTATATTCATATCATCATTATAAAATAGACTTGAACCAATCCATGCACCAACTACTGTACAAGCAGCCGTTACAGCGATACCTGAATCTAACAATGCACGACATGAACCATATCCGCCAGTTGCACCTATTATAGAACTCATATGAGATTTTGATTTATTACTAGCACAACTTGTTGTGAATAATAATAAACTTAATATTAATAATATTTTTTTCATTATATACATTCTTTATTTTTGTAATCTTTACCTTGAATTGAGCATTTATATTGTTTATCTGCTTCTATTCTTATCTGTGCTGCCACATTATCTAATATGTTTGGCATATTTCTTAATAATACAGTTGTCATTTCAATTGAAAATTTNTGCATTAGAGCAGCTCAACTCATTTCCTAATACTTCACCATGATNCATATCATTACCTTGAATTGCCTGTGTAATAACATGACCTANAATTGCTGAAGTCTTGTCTTCTGCCTTAACTGTTGTGAAAGTAATAGATAGCATTANTAATGATAATGCAACTATCCAAAAACCAAATAAATATTTTNTCATTAGTGTTTAATACCTCTTGATTCTTGGTCATCTTTAACTTTTTTTCTTTCAGCAGCTTTTCTTTCTTCAATTTCTCTTAACATTCTACCGAAAGGAACAATACTTTCATATTCTTTAATAATATTGTCTAATTGTGATATGTTGATTTTTAGATTTCTAAACAAATGAGGACTTTTTTGTTTTTCTTCTTTGATTTCTTTTAAGTATTTCACTTTGTCTTTGTTACTCTTTAGTTTGCCGAATTCTTCAAATAAAAACTCTCTCGTAATGTCCATAATGTATTCTCTCCTGTTAGTTTTTTATATTTACTTGTCTATTATATAACAATTTGAGTCAAAAGTCAAGCAGTTATGCCGCTTTTATTCTTCTCTTTTGGTTGTATAATTCTGTTATTTTTGGGTTATAATCTCTTTTAAAGAATTGTCTAGTATTATAAGTTTGACCGTAATCATCAAATAAGTTATAATCTTGACCTTCATCTGTGTCTAATTCAAATACTTCAGCATAAGTTCTGTAATAATCTTCACCTAATACAACTTCAACTTTTGTATTACCAGTAAAGTTTGTAGCTGTTTCTTCAAGATTTTCATCACAATATTTTTTAACTCTATCTTTGATAGAATTTAAATATACGTTTTTAGTCCAAGGAACATTTCTGAATATAGTATTGTAAATAAAAAATGTTTCACCATAATCGTTTTCATCTGTAGATGTAAATTCAACACCATAAACTAGATTAATTGTGTTTTGAGATAATTGTTTTCTGTTTTTGTTTGTCATATACGTATAGTATAACAGACTTTTGGCACAATTGCAAGCACTAATTGGAGATAAAAAAGGTAGGGAAATAGAGGGTTTTAGGTAATTATGTTCTTATTTTGTTCTTATTTTGTCTTTGATTTAGGTTTACGACCCATGTAATGTTGAGAAGGTTCGTAGTTCCATCTATGGCCATGATGTCCTCTGATATCAGCGTACCACATTCTTAATTTGACTATGAATTTTCTAATTGGTAATGACATTACTAATCCTATTTATCCTATTTAGACAAATTTAAATCCTGACTAATAAATTTACAAATAAAATATGAATCAGCAATATCTGATACTGGTGATGTGTAATTACATTCAAAGATTTTGAGCAAGTCACAACCAGTTTCTTCTTTAAAGGCTTCAATCATCTTCTCTTTATTTGCATTACCTTTACCAGTAGCAAACTTCTTAACTTGTGCTGGTGCAAGTAAATTGTAACGTAAATCGTTCTTAAATAATTTATACTTTAACAAACCCATGTTTTCAGCAATATGAAATACACGACCAGTTGATGCAAATGAGTAATCTTCTAAATTGATTTTGGGATTTTGATATTTGTCTATAATTTTTAAAAAGAAATTAGATATATTATCATATCGTTGCTCTTCTCTAGTATATTCATCATGTCTAATACCCACAAATTTCACATTACCATGTTTAAATGTATCTGCATACTTTTTTACATTAGTTAGATATAGAAAAGTACAATCATTATACCTAAAATCGTTCTTAGACACGTTAACACATATCGCTGGGCAACTTAAACTATAATCAATTCCAATCTTCATATCTATCTGCTGCTTCACTTAATATATCATCTTCTATTTCTCGTTCATTCATACAGAAAGGACAATATCTTGCCGTAAAATCGTCTTTAGGAAGATCATGTTTAACTACATAATCAGCACTACAATTTTCGCATTTTATATTTTCTTCTACACTCATTACAGTTTAAACCCTTTAAAAGTATTTTTCTCTAAGTCTTGTTTGATACCACCAACTACATAACTCTCTATTTCAGTTTCTTGTGGGGCATTCTGTAAGCCACGACTATTTAACCAGTGTTGTGTCCAAGGTAATGGGTTGTTAGTTGCTGGTTGATCGTATTGAGCTTTTAACCCTATTGATCTTAATCTTTTGTTTGCCATAAATTCAACATATTGATTCAATAGTTTATCATTTAATCCAATCATTGAACCTTGTTTAAACAAATACTTTGCCCAATCTTTCTCTTGTTGAACCGCTATATCATACATTTTATAAACTTCTTGTTCGTTATCTTGCATAACCTTAAGCATTTCTTTATCGTTTTCTTTTTTACGGTAGTTATTAATCATATTTTGAGATACAGCCAAGTGTAAATTTTCATCTCTTGCAATCAATGATATAATTTTAGCACTACCTTCCATAAGTTTAAGTTCACCAAATGCAAATGAACAAGCAAATGACACATAGAATCTAATACCTTCTAATATATTAACATTAATCAATGTGAGGTATAGTAATCTTTTAAGTTCTTTAATATCGCCTTTACCTGTTATGTAATACTTGTGAGCATATTCTATAAATTTATCATATGAATCGGTAACTGTTTTTGCTCTTGCCATAATCTCTGGTGTGTCAATGATAGTATCTAATACTTCGGTAGGGTCTGCATATACATTTTTCATTATGTAAGTATATGATCTACTATGTATTGTTTCACTAAAGTCCCATGCAACTAACATAGATTCTAATTCAGGTAAACTACAAAATGGTAAAAATGCTAAACAAGGACCACGACCTTGTACGCTATCTAATAGTGTTTGATACTTTAGATTAGATGTAAAGATATGTTTTTGTTCAGTAGTTAAAGAACCATAATCGTTTCTATCTTTTTGTAAAGATACTTCTTCAGGTCTCCAGAAGAATCCTAATTGTTGTTGATTTAACTTCTCAAAAATAGGATACTTTTGTTGGTCAAATCTTTGTATATTTGGTTCTTCACCAAAAAACATGGGTTGTTTCATCCAATTTATCTTCTTTCTATTAAAGGTTTTCATTCATCTGACATAGGACACCACGGTAATGGTTCCAGTTCCTCTTGCATTTTTTCTGATTCAGTTTTTTTTCTTTCATATTCTTTACGTGACCTAATATTTTCTTGATTATATTTTGGTTCTTTTTTTTCGTTACCTAATAAATCTTTTATAGGTTTTGATAAATTTTCTACTTTAATTCTTTCGCCTGTAGCAATATCTTTAGATTGTACAGGCCTCACAATCTTCCTCATCATCTTCTTTCTTTTCCTTTGGTGCTTCTTCTACACCGTCATGCCAACCAATTGGATGTACAGGTTCATCTATATCAGATTTTGCGTCATATGTATTCTGATAATATGCTGTTTTCCATCCTAGTTTATAAGTTGTCAATAAGTCTTTTGACATTACTGATAAAGGCACTTCATTGTCTTTATAGTTCTCTGGATTATAACTCCAGTTACCACTTATTGCTTGATCGAAATACTTTTGCATAACAGAAATGATATTAATATATCCTTCGTTACTTTTCATATTCCATAACAATGTGTAATAATTTTTTAATTTATTATAATCAGGTACTATTTGTTTTAAAGGACCTTTTTTAGACTTCTTAACTGATAAGTAATCTCTTGGTGGTTCAACGCCGTTCGTTGCGTTTGATACAACAGAAGAAGACTCACTTGGCATTTGTGCCGATAATGTTGAGTGTCTTAATCCGTGTTTTTTAATTTCTTCTCTTAGACGTTCCCAATCATAAGTATATTTTCTATTAACAATCTCGTCTAATTCTTTTTTGTAAGTATCGATAGGTAAGATACCTTCAGCATATTTAGTCTTTTCAAACCATGTACATTTAGTTTTTTCTTTTGCTAGATTATTACTTGCTTTTAATAAAAAGAATTGAAATGCTTCTGTCACTTTATCAACAATNTTTAATGCAGCTTTACTTTCATAATTTACTTGATTCTTNGCAAGGTAATGTGCGAGNCCAATATATCCTATTCCTAATGATCTTCTAGCCTGTGTAGATATTTTAGCAGCCTCAACAGGATATTCTTGATAATCTATAATCTCATCTAANGCTCTAACAGATAAATCACATAAGTCCTCTAACTCNTCAAAGTCTGTTAATAGACCTAAATTAATAGCAGAAAGAATACATAAAGCAATCTCACCTTCTTTATCATCAATATGATNTATAGGTTTGGTAGGTAATGTAATCTCTTGACAAAGATTTGACATATAAATTTTATCTTTAAAAGAGCTGTGTGTATTACAATGGTCAATATTCATAATGTAAATACGACCTGTTTCTGCTCTTTCTTTTAATAAGTCCATAAACAAATCTTGAGCACCTACTGTTGTTTTAGATATAGATTTATCTTTTTCATATTTGATATACATTTCATCAAATTCAGGCATACCAAATGCTTCATATAATCCTGGTACGTTATTAGGTGAAAACAAAGTTATATTTTCATCTCTAATAAATCTTTCATAAAATAATTTAGATAACTGTATAGAGTAATCTAATTTTCTTACTCTATTATCTTCTGTACCTTTATTGTTTTTAAGTACAAGTATATCTTCTATCTCTTGATGCCATATAGGAAAGTGTACAGTTGCACTACCACCTCTTACACCATTTTGTGTGCAACATCTAACAGTAGCTTCAAACTTTTTAAGGAAAGGAATAACACCTGTGTGTTGTACTTCGCCACCTCTTATTCTACTATTGATACCTCTTATTCTACCTGCATTGATACCTATACCTGCTCTTTGAGCAACATATCTACCAATGGCCATATCACTTGAAAAGATACTTGGTAGTGTATCATCACTATCAACTAAAACACAACTAGCAAATTGTCTAATAGGTGTTCGTACACCTGCCATAACAGGAGTAGGAATATTAATTTTAAATTTACTGATTGCGTCATAATATTTTTTAACAAAACCTAATCTAGTTTCTTTTGGATATTGAGCAAATAAAGTAGCTGCAATCATCATATACATAAATTGTGGTGTTTCAAAAATATCACCTGTGCTTCTNTCTTGTACAAGATACTTATCCATAACTTGTCTTAANCCTGCATAAGTAAATTTATAATCTCTTTCATGTACAATCCACATACCCATTCTATCTATTTCAGATTCAGTATATTGTACTAGTATATCTTTATCATATACACCTTGTTTAATACAGTTTTTAATTTGATCTATGAATTTTGGATGTTCCCATAATCTATGATATAGTTTTTTTCGAAGGGAGAATAATAATAATCTAGCAGCAACGTATTGATAGTTAGGACTTTCTAAACTAATTAGGTCGTTAGCAGACTTGATTAAGATTTGTTGTATGTCATCTGTTTTTATATTATTAAAAAATTGTATACCACTATTCATTTCAACATGAGAGGCACTAACTCCTGTTATGTCTTGGGTTGCATAACCAACCATTGAGTGAATTTTGTCAATATTAAGAGGCTCTGTTCCTTTTCCGTTTCTTTTTGTAACTTGTAGGTCGGAGGTCATTTATATCCTTTTCCAGTTATTGATGCTTTGAAGTGCTGTCAGTCCGCAATGTGTGTTACTACTTATAAGAGCCTGAACTTCAGTTGACGTTATTCCTGATATTATTAAATCATTTATATCTTTGTATTTCAATGTCTTAGGCCATACTGCGACATTATATTTTTTATTCACAGCGTTTATCATTCTTTTTACAATTTCTTTATTACGAGGTTCATTATCAAATACCATAGTGCATTGTTGTGGTTGTATTTTAACTTTAGCGTCAGCACCTGCAAGGGCAATAGCATTATCTAAAAANAAACTATCAATAGGACCTTCTGTAATCATAACAGGTTTATTTAAATCTAATCTATCAAGNCCATATATCTTTTCTTTTGTTTCATCAAACTTAATAGTGATATACTTAGGTTGTTCATTGCCAAAAGCACGACCTTGAAATGCAAAAAATTTACCTGCTCTATCATAGAAAGGTATTACAACTCTAGGGTGATCTTGTTTTAAATTAGGAAACTTGTTAGGTACAATCGTATTAGTCCACTCATAGAATTTAGGGCAGAAGAAAAACTTATCCCAATGTTCTTTAGGTATGAATCTTTTAAATACGAATTGTTTTGCTGGGTGTGTTTGTACTAACTTATCAAATGATTCTAATTCACTTAAATATTTTTCATCAGCAGTTCTAATCTTTATTTCTTTTGATGGTGTAAAATCAAACTCAGGTTTATCTTTCGTAGGTTTACCATCTTTAAATCTTTCAAATATGTATT